AAAATGGCTGGATTCACCACAAAAACATTTAAAGTTCATGACGATTATATGACACCAAATTCTGCATGGGATGCTATTAAAGATTATATTCCTCATACGGTAAAGATAAAAAATAATCTATTAATCACTAATAATCATTTGGAAGGAGTATCCTTCGACTGCCCTGATAAAAAAAAGAGGAATTACCTATATGGAACACCTGATGTATTTAGACCTTGTGTAATATGGGAGGCATTTTATGGTGATGGTAAATCAGGAGATTATTTAAAAACTTTGTTTGATAATGATTATACTCATTTTTGGAATGGAGATTTTTGGCATGGAAGTTATTATAAAACAAAACTTGAACCAAAATTTATTCATAAAAATATTGACTTTTTTAAACACGATTTAGGGGATGTAATTGTATCAAATTGTCCCTTCTCAAAAAAAAAAGAAGTATTTACAAGATTAAAACAATTACAAAAACCATTTATAATTATTTGTCCTTCATCAATGATTAATACTAAATATATAAGAGAGTTATTTATGCATGAAGAAGATAAATTACAAATTATTATTCCTCGTAGAAGAATTCATTTTATAAAATTAATTGATGGTAAAATTCCTGAAGATTGGAATAAAAAACGATGTAATTTTGATTGTTTTTACTATTGTTGGAAGATTAATTTTGACCGTGATATTATTTGGTTGGAAGATTAAGCTTCTTTATCTTTATCTAAAAAATCATCTATTTTACCTTTTTGAATTTTATCATTAGATCTTAAATTATATCTTTGTTTTTCGACTTCTAATTGTTTATCATTTTTATCTTCTTTTTTGTTATCCTTTTTATCATCAACTTTTTTTTTTGATCCAAATAACCAATTATAAAAACCCATGTATATAAAACTCATATTTTTATTTTATATATTTATTTAATAAAAAAATTTTAAATAAATTAACTAAAACTTACAGCAACTTCTCCATTACGAATAATCATTATTCTTCCAACACAAGCAAATACCTTCAATAGTAAATTATCGTCATTTTTTTCCGTAAATTGTCGTAGGTATTTTAGTTCGATAGGACTGAACCCTACCTTCCTACCTGAATTTAATACAGCACCTGGAACTGTAGCAAAATTTATTCCTAGGTAGTTAGAATTACTAGTTAAATTTTCTTGTTGGGATACACCATAATAAGTTTCAGTAGATAGTAAATTATTAGAAGATGGTAAATTCAAAGCTGTATTTTGTCCTGTTGAATCAGCTTTAAGACGTTCATCAACAACAGCACCTGATGCGCTATAAACATGTCTTGGAACACAAATTGGACGTTTATGAATGAGTTCTAATTCACTGTAAAATCTACTATCTTTTTGAATATCAATTGGATAATATTGTTGATTATTAACAATAACATTTAATTCAACTCCACCTTTACGATCAGTGTTTGTTCCTCCATACCATGAACCTCTACTACAATAACCACCATTAATCATATTCCTTTTTACAGAATCCGTATCTTTTGGGTCTGGTTGTTGTTGGAACATCATATATTTTAAATCTAATCCTGATAAACCTAAAAACTTCCTAAATTCTTTTTGTTCGTTCGCATCTCCAGCAATAGCAGTATTTGGTGAGTTTAATGTTAAATTAACTAAATTAAAATCATTATATGGAATTGGAATTCCACTTGTCTCACTTTTAGCTCTTAACTGCTGCATGGTTTTACTATCAAAAAATAAATGATCGGATACATATTGACATTTTACAATATCAATTGTATTACCATTTGTTCCACCTGGAAGATCATCAGGATCACCATTAGAAGCAGTTCCTCTCTCAAGTTGATCGTTACAAGTCAATACCAATTGTAAATTACCGTCAATTAGGAACACTGGTAATTGATAATAAACTGATTCAGGAAAGAGTTGTTCTAAAGTAATTTGATATTCAATTTCATTAGTTCCTAATCTATATTGAATTGGTTTATCTCCTGCCCCTGCTGCGTAGTCTCCTTTTAATCTATAGGCAACTTGTTCGGCAGCATTAGAAGTAGATTGATTATGTAATAAACTTTGATAGCATTCATAAGTTCCATTTAGTAAAACTCCTCTCTTTTCTCTAACACTCATTTCAGTAAATTTATTCCTCATAGCTGCTAGATCCCCTATACCTTCACTTTGACATATACTAACTCCTTTACTTGTTCGAAGTTCTGCTCTCTTAAATAATCCAAATACGCCTCCAGCAATAGTAAGACGACTTACAGCATTACTTCCTTTAACTGTTATATGAACTGCGCTACTTTTATTTATTACACCTGCCTTTCGAATATTAAAAATAATTTCTCCATCAGGATTAAAATTGGAAGTAGCAGGATCTAATACTTCACTTGTAATATGAATACTTTGTGATTCATTATTAGAGGAAGACATTAAAACTTTAACAACATCTAAATTTTTATCATCTATTTTATTCATTTTTATTATATTAATTATAAAGATTTTTATTTTTATAATTAAAATAATTTTTTAAAAAATTAAATTATTAATTCTTGAATTATTGAATTGGTTGAACTTGTCCTTGAGCCTTTACGGCGAGACCTTGATTTGATAATGTAAATGTAAGTAAATTATTAGGAGATTTACCATCATTCTCACTAACAACTCTTAATGAATATACTTGAGACATATAATCTGCTCCCTGACCTGTCGCCATATCATCTAAATTAACTGCTAGACCTGTGATTGGTTTATCTATAGCAGCAACATCCACTTTTTTTGTGTCTCCTGTAAAATGTGCGAGTGCTCCTTGAAGAACAGGACTGACTAAACTATTTGTATAACTATAGAATGGACGGACTGAATTCATAAAATCTCTATTCTTTTTTCCTTCATATCTGTCGCTGTTATGTGCCTGTCGTTCATTAGTTGTGTATTGTTTTGGATATTTTACACTACCTCTTAAGAAGGTATATTCAAGAACATCAGCATCACTATCATAAGCAGTTCCTCCAGCATTTGTGTTTTGTAATTTTCCTGTAGAAAATCCATCTTGATTATAATTATTCAAATGACTAGAAGGAATTGATTTAATAGTAATACTTCTTACTGATCTTTGAGCGAGTTGTAATGAGGAACTATCATCTCCTGAATTTAATACAGAACTAAAGTTATTAAATGCTGGATATTGGATTACACTAGCGACTGGTGGTTGAGGACTATCAAAAACATAGTAATCTCCACTCAAAAATACATCACTTACAACATAAGAACCATTATCGCCTGCTGCTCCTCCACCTTGAAGAACTTGTTGATCGTTATTCAAAAGAATACTCATTTGAAGACCTCCTAAAGAACTTAAATTCAATAATTGACCGTTCATTAACAAACCACTTCTTAAAGGTAATGAAAATTCCATATCTTGATTACATATTACTTTTTGTGCGTCAATATTAGCAGTTGAACCAAATTTATTTTGAGACCATGTTTTGAATTGATCGTATGAAGTTTGGAGGGGTGATATAATAGATAGGACTTGACTATATTGTTTCACCTCTTCGATCATTTCTGCTTGATTATTCCTTAAACGAAGTATATCAATAATACTAGATACAGCAACTCTATCATTCAATCTTGAAGCATAAGCTCCACTTCCATTTGTATCTAAATTATTAGGACGTTTATCTTGATTTACTCCTCCTTGTTGTAATCTCAAAACTCCATGCAATCTCAAAGAAGTTGGATCAATTTTTTTGGTAGATTGAGATTCAAATCTAAACTGAATTAAAGGGTTATTATTTTTAAAAGAATAGTTATTTACCCTATTAATTGGAAAGTTTATAAATTTTTCAATTCCTATGATTTTCGACATTTTTTATTATATTAATTATTAAGATTTTATTTTTATAATTAAAATAATTTTTTAAAAAATAAAAATAGATAAATTTACATTTCAACCATAATTCCTTGTGGTGATATTATTAATCTCCTAATGTGATGAATAAAATTATGAATCAATAAATCTCTGTCATTATGACTAAAATCAAGTTCTAATCTAATCTCACCTTTTACATTACGAGCATCGAATGTATGATTCATTACCGCAAGTTGGCGTCCAACCATAAAACCATGATTTGGATCTTCTAAAGATCTAACTTTAATTGAACTATCTAAAGATTTTTGTAATTCGTGTAAATGAATTGAAGACCATGCACCTGCTTCTTGTGGAGTTTTATTTAAATTAGTAAGTGAGACTTGTCTATTTGGAACAATTAAATTATTAATTTTATAATTGTATTTACTTGGAGCAGTAAATTCGTCTATAATTGGAAGTAAATTATCCCTATCAGTTTCGACACCACCTCCTACTGCTTCATAAAAACTCAAAATACTTTTTGTTCTATTTAATTTAGTTGGAATATAAACACTATTTACTAAAGCTCTTGTAATATTTTGTGGATAATTTACGTAAGATTGATAATCCATTTGGAATCCACTACTAGCACCAGCAGCACTAGCTATTTTTTGAGCTTCTTCAGGTTTTAAATTAATTGTTCCTACAATAAGTTCCATATTAGATATTTCTAGAGTAGAAGGTGTTTGGAATCCTGTTGTTGTAGTGGATTGATTTGGCTCTAATAAAGCAACTCTAGATGTTATAAAATTAGCACCATCTGTGCTTATAGCAGTTCTTAAATCTAAACCTGCTGCCGTATCAGTCATTCCTAATTTAATTCTACCATTAGCACTCATAGCTACACTACCAATCTCAAATTCTGTAGATCCTGTTCCATCATCTTTATAAACACTTAATTTTGTTCCAACCTTAAAAGGTAGAATAGCTTGAACTAATCCTGCTCCATCATCTGCTGTTTTAACT